TGCAAGAACTTGTAGAAAAACTTGTCAGGATAGATTGTGTCAAAGAAACACGCCTAACACCGCTTGCAGTGGACGTTGCCGAAGTCTGCGATTGCGGAGAACCATTCCCTAAAAGTGGTTATTGTAAATTTTGTGGCGCTCGCGAACGGCAACGCCACTAAAGCAAACCGTTAGATGCTATATGCCAAACCTTTTATCACTCTTTGATTACAGCGGCGAATGGTCGAAGCCCTACCGCGAAGCGGGCTGGAACGTTGTCCAGGTAGATATAAAAATTCCTGCTTGGGTTGAGTGTCCAGATTGCGATGATTACTATTGCAACTGGCATAACTGTCACACCTCGGAGTGTGATTGTCCAGAGATTGATGATTGGGATCGTAACCCATACGCAGGAAGTGACATCATGCACTTTCCTTACAAGCGTTTCAAGAAATTTCACGGTGTACTTATCGCCGTTCCTTGCACAGATTATTCATTATCAGGAGCGCAGTATTGGAAAGCAAAGGATAGCGATGGTCGCACAGAGAAAAGCAATAAACTTGTCCGCAAGTCTCTTGAAATCGTTGAGTATTTCAATCCTGATTTTTGGGCGCTTGAAAATCCAGCAGGCAGAATAAACAAGTGCATTCCTGAATTGGGTGATCCTTCATACTGGTTTCATCCTTCGGACTATGGCGCAAACTACACAAAGAAAAGTTATTTATGGGGCAGGTTTACTCCGCCGATGGCTTTATTTGGTGAAGGTGTTGGAAAGCCTGTTCCAGTAGATCAAAACTTTATTATGAAACTTGGCGGTAAAAGTGAAAAAACAAAAGAGTTGCGTTCTGTCACTCCCCCAGGTTTCGCCCGTGCCTTTTATCTGTCAAATCATGCCGCATCTAACATAGCGTCCAGCGGATGATGGGTACGGTTCGGACTTACCAGGCTTATCTAGCCTGATGGCGTTTTCTGGTTTATGGGCTTTTGTCTCGCCCATCACCGCTAACGCAAGCCGTTGGCAAGCCTAAGCGAAGGTATCTTATGGCAGAGAGAATACAGCGCAAGCGTTCTAAAGGCTGGAAGTCCCCGCCGAACACGGTTTATGTTGGTCGTCCTACTGTGTGGGGAAACCCGTTTTATGTTCGGCAGAAGGCTTTCCGAATAGACGATGTTTGGGAAGTTCGTTGTTACGAAGAATTGCTATCTGAATTTTCAAACAAGAAAGATGCACAAGCGGAAGCAGTCCGATTGTTTGAGAAATGGTTCAGCACAGAGATAGCCGATATTGGAACTGAGTTGCATAACTTCAGAAATAAATATGGTTGGAAAGGTTTTTCTTTGGCGTGTGCGGTCAACATGTTGCGTGGCAAAAATCTTTCGTGTTGGTGTGGAGCAGATGAGCCATGCCATGCCGATGTACTGTTACGGCTTGCCAACACAGCGCGCACCTGACGTGTGGGAGTCTGCGCGACTTATTGAGTTTTATCTAATCTTTTGGTTTGTTCTACCTTCGGGCTTTTTCCTACTCCCGCCCACACGCAGGTAGCGCAAACCGTTAGCCCGCTCTGGCTGTTCAAATGAGCAAAACGAAAAGGAGTTTCAAAATGATTGAACTTGGTAGCAAGGTGAAAGATAGCATCACTGGTTTCTCTGGCATTGCCACTGGTCGCGCTGAATATCTATATGGCGTGCCGCGTGTTCTGGTCGAAGCCACGCAATTGACCGCAGATGGTAAGACCGAAAGCAATTGGATTGACGAGCCGCGTCTCGTAGTTGAGAAAGCGGGCTAACATCGCGTGCACTGGACGGTTGGCGGGCGTAGGTATTTTTTGGACAATATCCTTCCGCCAACCGCCAGTAACGCTCGCCGTACCTGACGTGTGTTGGGCGTCCGATTCTGGTAGGCATGAGTGGCAAGAAGAAAATGAAGAAGAATATTGCGCCGCTTGCGGCACACGCAATTAACGCAAGCCGTTGAAAGCTAATCGCTACTATGTCCCATCGCCTCTCCCCGGCTGAACAGTATGCGCGTGATGTGATCAAGGGACGTATGCCTGCGTGCCATTGGGTGAAGCGCGCATGTATGCGGTATTTTGATGACATTAAGCACGCGAAGGAGCGGGGGTTGCGCTTCGATAGGCAGAAGGCGCAGGATGCTATTGATTCTTTTTCGTTATTACCTATCTCACAGGGAGAACATGCCGGAGAAGAATTCAAACTAGAAAACTGGACATTGTTTTCAACCTGGAATCTATATGGTTGGTATCGAGCTAAGCATCCCCGATGGTTGATTGAAAAAGAAAATGGCGAGCAGGAAGATACTTCAGGCACGCGCAGATTTCGTACAGCATATTTGGAAGTAGCGCGCAAGAACATCAAGACTAGTTTTGCAGCCGGAAATGGCATCAAATTAGCCTTTGAAGAACGTGTTGTCGGTGCTGAAGTGTATAGCTGTGCTATGAAAAAAGACCAAGCAAAAATATGCCATGACGAAGCCACGCGTATGGTTGAATTATCTGAAATTTTGCGAGATCAGGGTGGAATTGAAAGTTATCGAAATAATCTTTCACAGCCAAGTACTTATTCTAAATTTGAACCGCTATCAAGTGATACAAAAAGCATGGATGGCTTACGAGTCTATGGAGGGATACTCGATGAGGTTCATGCGTGGAAAAATCGGGAGATTTATGTCAAGATAAACCGGGCAACTTCAGCATGGAGAGAGCCGTTAATCATCCAGATTACTACTGCGGGAAAGGTGGAAGAGTCGAAGTTTTGCTGGGAACAGCATGAATATTCCTGTAAAGTTCTGGATGGCATCATCCAAGACGATACATGGTTCACAATGATTTATACGATTGACCCGGATGATGATTGGCGAGATGAAAGGGTATGGGTAAAAGCAAATCCATATTTGGGCATCAGCAAAAAATATGATTACATGCGTACCGAGGCGGCGCGCGCGAGTGAAATGCCAACTGCGTTGAATGATTTTTTGCAATACGATTTGAATGTGTGGGTGCGATCGGAAGCGAAGTGGATGCCGATGAACCATTGGCGCCTCTGTTCGGGACCTGTGCCTGCCAGCGCTCTCGCAGCGCATCTACACGGACGCATTTGCTACGCCGGGCTTGATTTAGCCTCCGTGAGCGACCTTACGGCGCTGGTTTTAGCCTTCCCACCCATCCCGGAAGACCCGTTGGAGTATGTTTTGGCGTGGTTTTTCGTGCCTGAAGAGGGCATTTTGACCCGTGCACGCAACCATAGAGTCCCTTATGATGTGTGGGCTGACACCGGTTTTTTGATTCCCACGCCCGGCAATATCACTGATCAGGGCTTTATTTTGCATACTTTGAGCGAGATTATGCAGAAATTTACGCTCAAAAGGCTGTATTTTGACCGCCATGGCAGCACTAAAATCGTCACTGACCTGCAAAATGAACTCGGTTTCACCGTGGATGTGAAGACGCACGAAGATTCGGGCGCGCCGCTGCTCGTGCAGTTCGGTCAGGGTTGGGTGAGCATGAGTCCACCAATGAAGGACATGCTGAGAGTCGTTCTGCTCCACCAGTTGGCGCATGGTGACCACCCGGTGCTCACGTGGAACGCGGATAATCTCATTGCGAAGTCTGACAGCGCGGGGAATATCTCGCCGGACAAGGAAAAATCGCGGGAGAAGATTGATGGCATGGTGGCGCTGATTATGGCGCACGCGGGAGTCATGATCCACAGCCCGGAGGGGTATAGAAGCGTGTATGAGGAACGAGGAATATTGACGATATAGAAGGCAGACCTTCGGCTTCGCTCAGGATGGGAGAAAGGCAGAAGGCAGATTGATGAATGGAGAATAAAAAATGAAAATCCTATCCAATACCGAAAATAAGGGACGAGTAGTTGAATTCACGCAAGAAGAATTCTTTGAACTGTTTATACTTGCGCAAACAGAAGATCCAAATATTGAAGATGAAGTTATGGCTTCATGGGCTTTCCAAATGAACCCACGTAAGTTCGATGAAGCGATAAATGGTTTTGATTTCTCCGGTGTATTTGGAAAAGTGAGAGCCTATGCTGCATCCAAGTTTCATGTTAATGGGATAAAAAAGTTGATTGAAAACTATGAAACTTTTTTAGAAGGCAGAAGATAGAAGATAGAATGATGAAGTAGAATGGATATGGAAGGAATGTGAAATATGGCAAGAGTCATTATCACGAATAATCTGGTTGAAGTTACCGGTGAGATGATCAAGAAGACCAGAGAAATGCTCACGGTGCAAAACAAACTCAGGTATAGCACTGAAAAATTCAAGCGTGCTTATCATGCGATGAATGTCCGCGCACGCAAGGCGCGGAGGAAGAAAAAGAGATAAATGTTGATGGCGCATCGCTGCCCTGATGAAGTATAATTAATAACAAGAACCCGCCCCACCCCAGCCCCTCCCCAAATGCGGGAGAGCGCCGAATTTGGGGAGGGGAATTGAGACCGATTGGTCGGAGCGTTCGGACCGGCATCACCTGTTAAGGTGGTGCCGGTTTTTTTGTTTGTTTAAGGAGTAACCATGGCGGATTTTGTGTTCAATATTGCGAAGGGGCGTGTGGCAGAGCATTACAACCGGGTGAAATCGAATGATCCGGCGAACAGCGCGCTGATCATTGTGGTGTTGGGTGCCACAAGCATTGCCAGTGATGCCACATTGATTGACTTCGATACCCTGTCTGCGGTGCTGGCGAACCCATCATATGAGACGAACAATACAAATTATGCGCGCAAGACTCTCACGGATGCAGATTTGGCAGCGTTGAGTCCCGATGATGCCAATGATCGCATGGATGTGGATATCCCTGACCAGACGTGGGCAGCGGTCGCTGCGGATGGCACGCATGGCAACTGGGCGAAGTT